GGAGAGAAATGGCAACCTTCACATATAACGGAGAATACGAGATTGTATTTCCGTCAATCGCCGTCACCGTTGCGCCCGGCGGTTCATTCGAAGCGCCCGATGACTTTACCGCACCAAATGTAACACCCGCAAAAAAATCCAAGCCAGCCCCAACAGTAGGAGATGAATAAATGGCACTAGCACAACCATCCGTCAAGAGTTACCTTGGGGTTGCCTTAGAGACAACCAAGGGAACTGCGGTTACCGCAACTAACTTCGTACCGATTACCATGAACACCTTTAAGCCAGTTGATGTCATTGACCCACTTTATGACATGGGTATTCGTGGCTCAATGGTCGAAAATTACCAGTATGTTCAAGGTCGCCGTCACTCTACCGTTGACTTTGGTGGCCCAGTATTCGCTGACACCATCGGCTTCTGGATTGCTGGCGTTCTTGGCGATGTAACCACAACAGGTTCAACCGCTCCTTACACGCACGCTATTGCTTTGAAGAACGCAGTAGGCGGATCGGGAGACGCGCAACCTAAAGCCCTAACCATTACTGACTTTTATGCAGAAGGAACTCGCCAATACGCAGGTTGCCAAGTAACCGACCTCGGCTTTACCTTCAACGCTGACGGAATGTTGGAATACACCACAAAGCTCATGGGCTATCCTTCAGCCACATCAAGCGCGCCAACACCATCGTTCTCTACCGTCTTGCCTACTCAGGTCTGGACAGGAACAGTAACCATTGGTGGTTCAACCGTTGGCACAGTTCGCACAGGTACATTGGACTTGTCGCGTAAGTCTGAAGCTATCTTTGGTGTGGGAAATACCCAAGCTCCATACACCGTCTTTGTTGGCGCATTAACCACCAAGGGCAAAATCACCTTTGTCATGGATAGCGAAACTCAACTTACAAATTACATCAACAATGTTCAGCCAGCTTTGACCTTTAACTTCTCAACAGGTTCAGGTTTGTCTGCAACTCAAGTTCAATTCACCGTTTCTAAGGGCGCTTACAACACCGGAGAAATTGACCGCACCGCCGACTATGTTCAGGTGACGGTTGATATTGAAGGTCTTGGAAATACCACCGATGTTGGTGCAACGGCTGGATATTCTCCAGTTAAGTTCACCTTACAGAACGCGCTCCCAAGCGGAACATTCCAGTAAGCGCGTAAACTAGATGTCTGTCGGGCAGCCGCCTTCCCTGCCCGCCAGACCCTAATTTGTGAAGGCAAGTTGGAAGGAAACCATGTCACGAGTTATTACAGTTCCATCAGGCAACACCGTCACCCTGCGCGACCCATCAACACTCCGCGTCAAGGATCGCAAAAAAGTCTTAGCCGCCGCCAATAATCAAGAAGGCTTTCTACAAGCTATGTCTATGGTGGATGGCTTAATGGCAGTTCTTATTGAGTCGTGGTCGTTTGATTTGATTATTCCATCGGTTCACTTGTTATCCCTAGAAGAATTAACAATGGCTGACTACGATGCGATTGCCGCAGAAGTCAGCAAGGCTCAAGACGCTTTATTCCCCGCTATTTCTCAAACCCCTGAATCAGAAGCGAACCCTGATAGCCCTTTCGACAAATCCAACGCTTAAAGTGGGCGTTGGAAGGTCAAGACAGAACGCCGGGCGCGCAATATCCTGACGATGAATATATTTATTACATCTGCGCTAAAGAGTTTGGTTGGACTATCAGCGAAACCGATGAGCAACCTGCGGCAACATTAGATTGGGTTCTTTCTATTCATAACATTGTGAAACAGGTAGAAAATGATAATCAATAACATCGGTCAGGTTAAGCGAGCTATCACAAGCCAAACTCACAAAATTGACGAAGGCGCTCGCCTTGCCCGCGATGAAATGATGACCACTTTTATCCAGCTTGCTCAAGAAGAAATCAAGGGGCAACGCGCCAAAATTGGCAGTAAATGGGAAAAAGCCACGCCGGGCGAACCGCCCAAAAACCGCACAGGTAATTTGCGCCGATCCATTCGTGGCAAAAAAGAACGCGAAGGATTTGCCACATATACCGCCGTTGTCGGCCCCACAATTATTTATGGTCGGTCAGTTGAAATCGGCGGTCAGTACGCACCGCCTACATGGAGACACAACGAGAAGTTTCCTTATATGCGACCAGCTTTTGATAAATTTCAACGAGTCGTTGGCTCGATTATCCGTAAACATCTAGCGTAGGAAGGAATAGTCATGGCAGAGTTTCTTCCACCAGTAATCCTTGAAATTCAAGCAAAAGCTACTCAAGCGATTGCTAGTATGCAAACGGTTAATGGCGAGCTGGATAAAATGGAAGTCAAGGCTCTTAAAGCTGGTGGCTCGCTTGATGTTATGACCAAGGCATCTAGGTATTCTGGCGTTGCCCTAGTTGGTCTTGTAGGAATCTTTGGAACTGTTGCCGCAGTAGGTATTAAGTCAGCTTTAACAATGGCTGATTCTCAAGCTAAACTTAAAACTGCCGTTCAAGATACCGGCGTAAGTTTTGCCAATTTTAAGCCATATATGGACTCTAGCGTTGAGTCAATGGCAAAGCTCGGCTTTAGGTCTGACGACACCGTAAACGCTCTTGCTCAAATGACCGCCGCCACACGCGATCCGCGTGTTGCCCTTTCTTCACTTAGCACCGTAGCTGACCTTGCCGCTTTTAAGCATGAATCCCTAGCACAAGCCGCAGATACAGTTTCTCGCGCCGCAATGGGTCAGGCTCGTGGTCTTGCTGACTTAGGTTTGGCTCTTAACAAAACTATTCCTAAAGGCGCAACTTTGGCGCAAATTGAAAAGGATATTGCCGACAGAACGCATGGCGCTGCTGACGCGGCGGCAAAGGCTGACCCTTGGAAAGTCTTGACCGCGCAATTCCAGCTTATGACCGAACAAATCGGTAACGCTTTAATGCCAGCTTTCTTAAAGATAACTAACTGGATTATTAAAGATGGATTGCCAGCACTTAAACAAATTGGCAAATGGATTGCAGATCATAAAGTTTTATTTACGGAACTTGCTACTGCTCTTGCTTTAGTTTGGGCTGCTCCTAAAATTGATGCAACTATTTCGGCTTTAACCAAATTAACTAAGGCATATCAAACATTAGGTGACACCGCAGCTACAACTGCTTTGGAAGAAAAAGCCGCTGGTACGGCTGGCGCTACTGCTGCCGCTGGTGGACTTGGAGCATTTAGTAAATTATTGCTTTCTCTCTCTCCATACCTTCTTGCGCTTGGTGCTACCTTGGCGTTTATTGACGAATTCAAAAACGGCGCAACCGCAGGTGGTGGAACACAACAAGAGCGTGTAGGTCGTGGCGCTCGCGGAGCTGGTTACGATGGAAGCCCATTAGGATTTCATTATGACGCAAAAACAAATAGCATGGTTCCTAATAGTCCTTATGGAGCTGTTACAACTAAGCCCGGTCAAAAAGGGTTTATTGGCCCTGTAGCCCCTTCCACAATTAGTAAGTCAAACATTACGCCAAAAGTCCCATCGCTTGCTGCGGATATGGCTAAAACCAGCGCGGCATCTAGCAAAAAAACTTCTCTTAAAACTCAAGCAAAACAAAAAATAAGCGCGCCCGCAACATCTACTAATCTTAAAGTCAACTTAGATAGTAAAACAATAGCCAAAGCGGTTGCAGGTCACGCCGCTCACGGCGCACCAATGGGAGCGAGTCCGCACAAATGACACTTAGCACTTATCAATTTTCGTTCACTCCTAACAACAACCAATCTAGCCCCTTTGTCTTTGGCGCTGGAACGCCGTACATTGTCGAGGATGTTCAAGGCTTGATGGCTACCTCACCGCTTCGCAACCAAGACGATAATCGCGGATATGCAGACGGTAGCTTTTCGGGTCGTGACTTTTACGATGGTCGCACCGTTACTATTGACCTGCTTATTGTTGGCGATTCATCTCATAACGCGCAGTATTACTATCGCCAGCTTCAGGCTAATCTTGCCCCACAGGTGACTGGTTATTATCCTGATCCATACGCCAGCACCCAAGCCACAGGTGTTCTCGGGCTATTCCAATTTCAACTTACCTCCACAACAGGCATCCAGCGTATGTGGGGTCGCGTTCGTTCTATCAGCGCGCCAGTAGATGTTGATTTCTCTTATGGCTATATTGCCGTGACCGCAGAGTTCTACTTCCCAGACCCACGCTATTATGATGATTCCGCCAATACATCTAGCACAGGTTCGGTGGTCAGCGTATGGAATAACGGTTGGGCAACAACCTCGCCAGCTATTACTATCGCATCACCATTGGCTAACGGCGCAATCACCGACTCGTATGGCAACATTATGACTTTTGCCAATGTCAATACTTCTTATCCTTTGGTCATTGACTTGTTGCAACGCACGGTCACGCAGAACGGCGCGCCAGCTCGTAATACACTTACGACCATGACTAAATGGCTTGATATTCCCGGCAATGTGCCATCCTCGTCTCCGACATCATGGACTAGCACACTTAACAACATGACCGTTACTTGGCGAAATGCGTATGTATGAGCGACTACCGTTATGTTACAACCCAACTGTATCAGTCAGGTTCTACGCCTAATCCAATCATCGGTGAGTACCAATTCACCCGCGTTAATTTCACACAACAACTTTCTAGCATTGGAACATTCACAGGCGAGATTCTGCTCTCTGGTTTAGACCCTAACACGACAAATATCGAAGCGGGAACTACGCCGGGCAAAGTAGCTCTATATGTTTTCAAGGGTTCTACTCCTGTTTGGGGTGGAATTATTTGGAATCGTGAATGGGATGAAGAAAACCAGCTTCTTAAAATTACCGCGCAAGAAATGGTTTCTTATTATCAGCACCGTATCTTGAACAACATGACAGGTTCGGCTTATTACAGTACCAACGCTGACGGTTCAGGTACAGGCGTGGCAGGTATCGTCTATAACGGCGTTGATCCGCTTGCTATCATCAAAGACCTTCTGACCGCTTGTAATGCCAAATCTCACGGCAATATCGGCGTCACATGGGCAAGTAGCAACCCTTCTAGCGTTTCTGGTGGCACAACGGTCAGCCGAACATTTTTTGACTTTGAGTTAAAGACCGCTTATCAAGCATGGAAAGACCTTGCTCAAGGCGCAGCTTATCTTGACTTTGTTATTAAGCCAGTTATTTCGGGCGGTAACATCACCAATCAGCTTGTTGTTGGTACGCCAACTTTAGGTACTACTTATGACCCAACTAGCACCTCATCTCTCAATTTCCAATTCCCCGGCAATGTTGTTTCTTACACTTATACCGAAGATGGTTCTCGGGTCGGCAATTATCTTTACGGCATAGGTTACGGCGCAAATCAAGCTCGCATTATTGACAAACATTTAGATAGCGGAAAAATTGGAAGCACAGGCACATGGCCTTTGCTAGAAGATAGCGTCAACTATGTGGACATTGTTACGCCAGCGCTTTTAACAACTATCACAACAGGTAAACTAGCCGCCGTGTCTTACCCTCCGACTACGGTGCAAATCGTCACCAATACCTACACCGATCCGTTATACGGTACCTACAATAT